TTAGACCTCAGGGATACTCAGATCACAGCACTACCTGAAAACCTGAATGTGGGAGGCTCTTTATACCTCAGGGGTACTCAGATCACAGCACTACCTGAAAACCTGAATGTGGGAGGGTATTTAGTTTCTGAACCAATAGGTAGCCGAAAAGACAGGACATCTTATCATATTTCTAAAGATGTAGTCCATTGTGGCTGTTTTAAAGGAACACTTAATGAATTTGAAGCCGAAGTTAATTGCACTCATCCTTACGGAGTATTCAGGGAAGAATATGATTCTTTCATCAAAGATGCAAAATACTGGAAATCAAACTTTGATAATAAATAAAATGAGTTCACTAAATAAAGTACAGTTAATCGGTCGTTTGGGCAAAGACCCTGAAGTCCGTCACCTTGATTCGGGTGTGTCGGTTGCGAGTTTTTCAATTGCAACATCAGAAAGCTACACCAATAAATCAGGCGAAAAAGTAGAGCAAACCGAATGGCACAACATTGTAGCATGGGGAAAGCTCGCAGATATTATTGAAAAATGGGTTACCAAAGGTATGTTGATCTACATTGAAGGAAAGCTAAAAACCCGTCAATGGGAGAAAGAAGGCCAAAAGCACTACACTACTGAAATCTTTGCTGATCAAATGCAAATGTTGAGCAAGGGCGAACCAAAGGAAGCATCTACACCACAACATTCACAGCCGCAATCAGAAGGAAACAATTTACCTGAAGGCGATGATTTACCATTCTAAAAAAACCGAAGCATGAAAAACAATATTTTAATATTCGATTCCGAAACTACTGGATTGCCACCGAAAGGGGCAAAGTATGATGTTGATTTTAATTCTTTTCCTCATATCGTGCAATTATCATGGTGGATGAACAACGAATTGAAAGATTACATTATAAAACCAGTTGGCTGGGAAATACCAGTTGAAATGTCAGAACTTCATGGTATTACCACCGAAATAGCACTTGAAAAAGGAGTTCCTTTTCAGGATGTTATAAAGGAATTTTTAACGGACTGTTTGAAAGCTGAAAGGCTTGTTGCTCACAACATATACTTTGATTCTTCAATTATAAAAGCCAACATTTTAAGAGAAGGCGTAAATGACATTGCATATCTGACAATCGTTGAACCAGCTCTCAATAAGGACAAACGAATTTGTACAATGATGAAAACAATCAAGTTTGTAAATGCTCAATATTCGAACGGAAGGCCGGGTAAATTTCCAAGTTTAAAGGAATTATACTTTAAGCTTTTTGAAGAAGATTTTCAGGCTCATAATGCTGCAGAAGATGTCAAGGCGGTGTTGAGATCGCTTGAAAAATTAGTTGAACTTAAAGTAATTGAGATATGAAAGCAATTGAATTTCCTGAAGTAAATGTCCGCATAGCGGAAAACCAACCAGAGTATGAAACACTTCCGGTGCATTATTGCCCGGACAAAGAAACAAACGGCTATTTTCATCGGGCAACTATGTGTTTTGAATTGGACGAACAGGAGCGCAAACAAGTGGCTGAAACCGGGCAAATCTGGCACACTGTTTTACAGCCACAAAATACACTTTTCCATCCTATTATGATGTCCACAACCAAACCTGATTTGAAATGAAACAATTTATTAAATGCCCGGAATGTGGCTCTATAGAACTGGCAACGGTTGACACTTCAACATGGCCCTGGAATACTTTTATTCATCATTGTTCAAAATGCGAATATGTGATCATGGAGAGTGACTGGGATCAAATGAAGGCCGTGTCTATCCGAAATCCTTGGGGGTGGCTAATTTGTGCCGGGATTAAACCGATTGAAAACCGAACATGGCCAACCAATTTCAGGGGACGAGTTTTGATTCATGTAGGGGCGAAACCAATTAAGATGATCAACCCAAACAACGTATTTACTTACGAACAGTGGAAGTCATTGAGTACAGATCAAAAGGTTAAATTGATAAGCGGATATCTTCCATGCTCTGCAATTATCGGTTCCGTTGAAATAGTTGATTGTGTTATCAATCATTCGAGCATTTGGGCTGAAAAATCACTTCAAGTATTTACCGAAGAACAAAAGTCACCTATTTATGAAGAAACTGTTTACAATTGGGTACTGGCAAACCCCATACTATTCGAAAAACCAATTCTTAACGTGAAAGGCAAATTGAGCTTCTTCATTCCTGAAATTGATTAATCATGCCAATTGACTACAAACGATACCCAGCTAACTGGCTTACAGAAATCAGACCTCGGATAATGAAGCGGGCAAACAATACCTGTGAATTTGAAGGGTGCGATTTTAAGCATGGTGAAATAGTTTGGGCAGTGAAGTTCAGAGGAAAAACAAAGGGTTGGTACCGGTGCTATGGAAAGGCCAGAAATCAGCCGTTAAGTTTTGAATCAAAAGGAGGTAAGCGAATTGACAACCCTAAAAAAGTAAAAGTGATTTTGACGATTGCACATCTTGATCATGACGAAACAAACCCGAATGTGAAAGATGAACGGCTTAAAGCAGCTTGTCAGATTTGCCACTTGAGATATGATGCAAAAGAAAAGTACAGGAGATCACTTAAAGCTAATTCACAATGATATTTAGTCAATCAGACATAGAAAGACATCAGAGAAATGAAAGTCGGCTCAAATCGCTTCAAAACGGGCGTTCAGTTGAAATTGAAAATAAAGAAGTATTTCAGTTTTTGGAATTTGTCAGGATGAGTTTTCCGAATTTATCATTCACAGTATTGAAAAGTAAAAATCAAGGATTTACAGAATTAAAAAAATAATTATGGAAAAAATGGGATTACAACGGGGTGAACTCATCCCTTTAAGGCAACTGGATGGTTGTATTAATACAATTTCAGGTAAAAAATTCAATCTATTAGAGCCATCTGCTGAAATGATTGATATTGTTGATATCTCAAAAGGATTAGCTTATAAACCGCATTTCGGTGGCATGTCGCCACGGTTTTTCTCAGTGGCAGAACACAGTCTTTTGGTTCGCTGTCTTTTAAAAAAAGAGTCAGATCATGCTTTGCCTGAACTTGAACTTGCAGCCCTTTTGCATGATGCTGCAGAAGCTTATATCGGTGATATGATTAAACCGCTTAAAGTTCATCTACCTTTTTATTGTGAGGTTGAAAATAGAATAATGAAGGTAATTTTTGACCTTTTCGGACTTCATATAAATCTTATAAAAGCGGTCAAGAGATATGATCTTCAGGCTCAGGAAATTGAATATAACTGCTTTTTCAAAGGGAGTGATTACAATCTTAAATACTACAATCCAGAAGAAGGTTATTCAATTTTTTTACATGAATTAAAAAATGCCTCCAATCATGAATAAAAAGGAACAGTATATAGAATTTTTAAAGTCAAAAATTGAAATCGCACCCGAAACGGGTTTGCAAATTGACGTTCCACTAATCGCATTTGAGGACGGAACAAAGTTAAAACCACATCAGCGTGATGCTATCAATTGGGCAATCAAGGGAGGTCGCCGGGCTTTATTTGAAAGTTTCGGTTTGGGAAAAACCATTCAGCAACTTTTGATTTGTTGGTCCATCCTGAAGATTGAAGATGGAAAAGCTTTGATTGTTTGTCCGCTTGGAGTTAAACAGGAATTTACAAAAGATGCCCGGAATAAATTAGGGTTTAAAATTAAGTATATCAAAACTCAGGAAGAAGCTGAAGCCGCTCCTGAGGGTAGTATCTTAATCACAAACTACGAACGTGTCCGAGATGGGAATATCAACCCGAAATATTTCACGGTTACCAGCCTGGATGAAGCCTCGGTATTGCGCTCATACGGTTCAAAAACTTACCAGACTTTCCTTGACAAGTTCAAGGGAATAAAATACAAATTTGTTTGCACCGCTACCCCATCGCCAAACAAATACAAAGAATTGATCCATTATGCCGGGTATCTGGAGGTGATGGACACCGGACAAGCTTTGACACGCTTTTTTAAACGTGATAGCACGAAAGCCAATAACCTGACCATTTACCCACACAAAGAAAAAGAATTCTGGATGTGGATGAGTACCTGGGCTTTGTTCATCACCAAACCATCTGATTTGGGTTATTCAGATGAAGGCTATGATTTACCTGAAATGAAAGTCATTTACCATGAGGTCAGGGTTGATCATACCGAAGCCGGGGCAGATCAGGACGGTCAGGTTAAAATGTTCCGTGAATCAGCATTAGGATTGAAAGATGCTGCAAGGGAAAAAAGAGATAGTTTAGATGACAGGATTCTTGAAATGAATAAAATAATATTCCTTGATCCTGATTCTCATTACATCATTTGGCACGATCTGGAAGCCGAACGTCATGCAATAATGAACACACTTCCGGCTAAACTTTACAATTCGGCTCAGGCATATGGTTCACAAGATCTGGATGAACGAGAACAAACGATCATTGACTTTTCAGAAGGCCGGATTAAGTACCTCGCAACCAAACCTAGCATAAGCGGACAAGGTTGCAATTTTCAGTACCATTGCCACAAAGCTATTTTTCTCGGAATTGGGTATGAGTTCAATGATTTCATTCAGGCGGTTCACCGGATTCACCGCTTCCAACAGGACCAGCCGGTTGAAATCCATATCATTTATGCTGAATCTGAAGGCGAAATTCTAAAGGCTTTGGAACGCAAGTGGAAGCAACACAATTATCTGGTTCAACAAATGACCGGATTGATTCAGGAAAACGGATTGAGTTCAGTCAACATTGAGCAAAAGCTTCTCCGCAGTCTTGGACTTGAAAGGCGCGAAGTTAAAAGCAGATTATTCACTGCCATAAACAATGATTGTGTTGCTGAAACAATGGACATGAACGACAATTCAGTTGACTTGATTCACACGTCAATTCCTTTCAGCAATCATTACGAATACACGCCTTCTTTCAATGATTTTGGACACAATGAAGGTAATGTCAGGTTCTTTGATCAGATGGACTTTTTAACTCCTGAATTATTGAGAGTATTGAGACCGGGAAGGCTGGCCGTTGTTCATGTGAAAGACCGGATTCTTTTCGGTAATGCAACCGGTACCGGAATGCCAACAGTTGACCCTTTCAGTGATATGACCGTTTTTCATTTCCTGAAGCATGGATTCATGTACATGGGCAGGATTACTATTGAAACAGACGTTGTCCGGGAAAACAACCAAACTTATAGGCTTGGTTGGACTGAATGCTGCAAAGACGGCTCAAAGATGGGTGTGGGATGTCCTGAGTATCTTTTGCTTTTCAGAAAATTACCTTCCGATACGTCAAAGGCTTATGCTGATGTCCCGGTTGTAAAATCGAAAGATGAATATCAGAGAGGCCGCTGGCAGATCGATGCTCGGTCAAAATACAACAGCTCTGGGAATCGGTTTCTTTCTCCTGATGAACTCCGGCAAATGCCAATCGATAAAGTGAATCGGAATTTCGGAATCTGGGCAAAAGACAACATCTATGATTTCGGCTTGCACGTTGACGTTGCTTTGATCCTTGAAGGGTTGGACAAACTTCCGGCCACTTTTGAAACGCTAAAAGTACCTGCCCGGACCGGATATGTTTGGAGCGATATAAACCGGATGATTACACTTAACAGCAGTCAGACGCAAAAGAAACTTCAAAATCATGTTTGTCCGCTTCAGTTCGATATTGTTGACCGTGTGATCGAAAGATATAGCAATAAAGGCGAATTGGTTTATGATCCTTTTGGAGGCATTATGACAGTTCCATACCGTGCCATAAAGTTAGGCCGGAAAGGTATTGCAGCAGAACTTAATCCTGAATATTTCAGGGATGGTATGAGCTACCTGAGAGCCGCTGAATCAGAAGCAACCGTTCCATCATTGTTTGATTTGATCATGGAGGAAACTGAGGCATGAAAAACAGTTATCTAACGGTTACGGATCAATTCTGTGGAGCTGGTGGAAGTTCGCAGGGCGCCAGAAAACTATCTGAAAAAATGGGCGGAGGTTTGGAAGTAAAACTGGCTATGAATCACTGGAAGCTGGCCATTGAAACCCATAATACAAATTTCCCTGAAACGGGATTCGGAGCGTAAAAGTGTCAATGAAAAAACACAACCCCACTTGCATCAAGCGAAAGTTAGCAACTCGGCTTTATTTTACTTTCAACGTGTCAAACTAAAATAAGAACTTTTATAATTTACTTAAAATCAAATTTATGAATCATCTACTTTCAATCAGAACAAACATTCTTTATTCAAAGTCAAAAAATAAAGATGGAGAAGAAACTTATAATCGGTTTCAAGAACTTATTTTCTTAGTCGATAAACCTCAATATTTGTCAACAAATGAAGGCGATATTGTCAGACAGAGAACAATTGAAGAACTACGATTTACAGTGTCAGACGAGGCTTTTGACGAAATGATAAGACACCTTTTAAAAATAAAAGGTATCTCTGAATCGGAGTTGTCCTAAGCTGGTTGCTAACGGTTAGTATTGTAGCAGGGACGGATAGACAGCGATTCATTGTCCGCTACGCTACGATGCCACAAGTACGGAAAGCCTTGACTGCAACGTCAGCCGCCGGACTTGACTACAATACGAAGTTATAACCAGAATTTATAAACGTATCAAATACTTAAAAATATGAAAATTACAGCAGAAGAATTTGTCAGAGAAAAAATCAGAGTCAAAAAGGATATTAAAGGCTCGATGGATGCCTTGTGGAAGTATGAAATAAACGGTGAAGATGCTCTGCGATGGGCGCATGAGTTCGGAAATATTCAATACAATCAGGCGATTGATGATGCAGCCGAAAAGTCATACATTGTTGAAGTATGCGAAGAATGCGGAAGTAGAAATTTAGGAGCAGAAGATGGCTATAAGTTTTGTCGAGATTGCAATACTGAAATAAACGGCTCGTCAGAACTTGATAAGTTGTCAATTTTACGATTAAAGAAGTCCGTGTCAAGTACCGATTAATTTTGGTTATAACGGTACTGTGCTACACGTCAGTAGCGGATTTGAAACACATAACTGTCAAATTAATAATAACTTAAAACAATGAACGAAACTACAAAAACCGATGCTGCCGCTATTGCGGGTAGCAACATGTTAGCGGGCAGTATTAAATATTCGCTTAATGATATTAAAAAAGCATTTTTTGCTGGAGCTATTGCAAATTCACCCGAAATGTGGGTATCAAAATTTGATGACCTATCATCAACTGCGAGATATAAACTTGATGCTGACTTCAAAGATTTTATGAAATCAAACTACCCTGAACTAGATTTAAACATGTTAATATAAATAAAATGGAAACTTTAAAATTAGCTGAATTTGTTCTTTTACAAGACATTAATTTCTTTGGCAGACAAATAGTTGCCGGAACAGTTTACAAACAAGTAAACGCAGATTATTACCATCCTACTGTAAATGGTGCGCAATGTCCATCTTTGGCATTAGATTTCTATACCGTAAAAAATAATCCCTCTTATTTTCTACAACTTGTCAAGTACCGATTAATTTTGGTTATAACGTTCCGCAGCTACACGTCAGGTTTTGCAATCAAAAATTTAATAAATAACTACAATGAAAAATTCAGTACAAAATTGTCAAGTTGCCGAGGCAAAACTTGCGGGTAGCTTGCTGTTAGCGGAAGGCGTTGAATTGACGATTGATCACGATACAGTAATGTCCTCGGGCAATAATCATTTTAAGAAAGGTCAAAAAGTAAAAGTAAGAGAGGTTTGGAAAACAGAAGCAAAATGGTCTAACTTTTACAATATGTGGGTTCCTGAAAAGGTTCACGGTGTCAAACTTGAAAACGAATATGGAATTTATTTTCTGTCGCTTTTCACGGAGACCAAACACGCTTGCCGCTAACTAGTATATGTATTTTATTATTGCAGTAAACTAAAATTTAAACACTTACAGTATGAACATCGGAAACTATCAACGGCAACTATCCGATTGGATGAAGTATAAAAAATACTCTCCAGAAAGCATGAGCAATTACGTTTCGTGTATTGGCAAATTTTTGCAATACTTTGAAAACGAAGCTACAAAGCCGAGCGAAATTTCAGCAGATAAAATCAAGAAGTTCCTTTCAACAAAACAGCAGGTAAATACTCACAAAGCTTATCTGTGCGCAATAAAGTTGTTTTATGATAAGGTAGGGCATCAAACCCGCAAGCTTGATAACATCGAATATCCGAGATCAGAAAAAAAATTACCAATTGTATTGAGCCAAGATGAAATTCAAAAGATGTTCGATGTTTGCGAAAACATCAAGCATAAAACCATTTTAGCACTTGTTTATTCCTGTGGATTGCGGGTTTCAGAAGTTATAAATCTTCAATGGAGCCATATAGACCGGAGTCGTATGATAATAAATATCATTTGTGCAAAAGGCCGAAAAGACAGACAGATTGCATTGCCTGAAACCATTATTCCTTTACTGAAAAGTTATTATAAAGAATATCGCACCGAAAAATATGTTTTGAATGGTCAGTTTGGATTAAAATATTCTTCAAGAAGCGTACTTGAGGTAATAAAACAATTGGCTCAAAAATCAAAAATAAAGAAGCGCGTTTATACCCATTTAATAAGGCATAGTACATTTACCCACATGGTTGAGCAAGGCACAGATATAAACCTGATCCAACGCATCGCCGGACACAATAACGTGAAAACAACGATGTTATATTGCCACCTTTCTGATAGCTTAATAAGTCGCATACAATCACCAATTTCAAACATAAGGATATAAATGGAAAATCAAATAAATGGATATGAACTTAGCCGAGACTGGTTTGATTTCTGCTTTGAAAATCCTGAAAAAATAACACCTACTCATACCGCTCTGTACTTTTTTGCAATAGAGCATTGTAACCGGCTTGGATGGAAAGAAAAGTTTGGATTGCCAACTCAAATGTGTATGGATGCAATTGGCGTAAAAAATTGGAGAACATTTTCAAAAGCATTTAATGATATTGTTATTTGGGGATTTTTCAAGCTGATAGTTAAGAGCAAAAATCAGTATTCTGCTACTGTAATTGCTATTGTAAAAAATACAAAAGCAAATACAAAAGCACTTACAAAAGCAATGCAAAAGCACGTACAAAAGCAAAACAATAGCATTGCAGTCATAGATAAACCATATAACCATATAACCAATGAACTATATAACACAAATACCGCTGTTGTAAAAAATTGGAAAAATGATTTCGAAATTTATAAATCAGAATTGAACGAAGTGTACAACAAACTGATTTTTGATTATGAATTTATAGCCACTCAGGAAAAGTTAAATCCGAATGTTGATGTCGGTCTTTCACTCGAAAAAGCAGTTCTTAATTTTTGGGCAACTGAAGCCGGATGGAAACATAAAAAGAAATCCAGATCAAAAGAACTTGACTGGAAATCTACCCTTACAAATTCTATTTCTCAATCGTTCAATAAAGTTTATAAACAAAAAACAAATGGACAAACTTTCACAACTGACCGGAAAAATAAAAATTCAGAAACAATCGCAGCCGCTGAAAACCTGTTTAGAGACATTGCCAGCGAAATCAGACAATAAAATTGAATTAGTTTTGAAAAGCTATCCTGATCAACTGAGGTTCATTGTTGACATGAATCATTCAAAGTGTATGTACCGGTATAAAGGCAAACATACCGTTCTTGAATGCCTTAAGTTTGATTCAATAAAGCTTTCTGATTTAAAGTCGATTTACAACGAAAATACACCGCTTCATTTTTTGCGCTCCTGGTTGCTTCAGTTGAACTTATTTGTGAATGTAGATGCTGACAAAAAACTATCAGAAGATCAAATGATCCAGCTATCAGGATTCATGTACAAAGAAATTTATTTGCTGAATATGGCAGAATTGACACTTCTTTTCGAAAGGATAAAAACAGGATTTTATTTCCCGTTTTACAACCGAATAGATGCAACACAGATCATGTCAGCGTGTAGAATGTTTAGAAAGGAACGGTCAAAACATCTCATTGAAATTGAACAGGAAAGAGAATGGATAGAACACCTTAAGAACCTTGAGATAAAGGTCAAAAATGAAAGCAAAGTTATTAAGCTATCCTTACTTTCAAAAAGGAAAAAACGATTAAGAAAGACAAAACCATGAAACAACAACTAACTGAATTTTGCACATTTCTTTCAAAACAAAAACTGATAAAAAAATCAGTAGATCAGGAAGATATAATAAAAAGATTTATTAAATTTCATACTGATAAGTGTTTAGGATTAACAGATATTGTTCAAATTGTTTCAAATGAAACTGGAATTTCGGTCGAATTCATGAAGCAAAAGACCAGAAAGCGTGAAGTCGTTGAAGCCAGGCAAATTGCAATGTGGATGCTGAAACAAAACACAAAGTTAGGCTTGGAATCAATTGGAGTCTATTTTAAAAATGACAAAGAACACGTATTCGATCATGCAACTGTTCTCCATGCAATCAAGACGGTGAATAACCTGAGAGAAACGAATAAAGACTTTCGGGATAAGTTTGAAACGGTAAGAAATAAAGTATTAAAAGCGAAAGATGCTATTCACAATATGCCTGTTAATATCTCAGTGATCAATTATCAAATTTAAAATTATTTTATTTCGTAGTTTAGCAGCACCAAAAATTCTATCTGCCATATTTAACCAGTTATGGCAGAAATCAATTACGAAATACTTGGGCGCAAAGTCGCAGAGCTTTATCCCGTTATCACAAAAGAGTTGGTCAGAACACCTATCTTTTGTGATGTATCGCTGTTAACTGAAATTCACAATCAGCACTTTAGTGATAGAAAGGGAGCAAAATCAAAACTCATTTTTATTGGAGTAATCCTTCAGCTTTACGATCCTGATGTGTTGTCAGGATGGAAAAGAAACCTTTGCCGTGGCATCCGAAGCCAACTGGCAATGCTGTTTAACGTCTCAGATACTGCAATAAGTAACAATATCCAAACAGTCAGAAATTACTATATGATTTACAAGAAGTTTAAAACTGAAGTAGATTATATTTCCGATGAAATCAGCAAGCAATATGCAGGATAATACCGAAAATAAGAAGCTTACGCCAAAAGAAGAGAGATTCTGTTACGAATATCTTGCTAATGGATTTAATGCTACAAAAGCCTGTATAAAAGCCGGTTATAGTGAAAGAACTGCCAGAAGTATAGGAGCTGAAAACTTAACAAAACCTTACATCCATGAAAGAATTCAGGCAATGAAGGACAATCTGGCTGAAACTGCCGGAATTTCCGCGCTGATGATTGCAAGTGAACATTCAAAGATTGCTTTCAGTGGAGTTGCCCATCTTCATAACTCTTGGATTGAACGCAAAGAGTTGGAAGACTTAACAGAAGATCAAAAAGCCTGTATTCAGGAAATAAGCACGAAGGTTGTCAAAGTAAATGTTGGAAGCCGCGAAGAGCCTGTGATGGCAGATGTGGAGTACGTTAGAATAAAAACCTACGACAAACAAAAATCGCTTGAAGCATTGTCTGATCTGCTTGGGTTTAATGCTCCTAAGAAAACAGAGGTGACCGGCAAAGATGGCAAAGACTTATTCAAAGGCATGACTGATGACGAGCTGGAGGCTAAGATTAAAGAACTGGAAGCAAAAAACAGGCTGATTGATGGAAAATAATTTGACATATAAAGAAGCCTTGATTGAACGTCTTCTGCGTAATGCTCGCAAAGGACTTTTTGCATTTACGGTGATGACAATGTCTTCATTTGCTCCGGTCCAGTATCATCGGCACTACTACGAAGCTCTCACCGATTTTGCAGATGGGAATACGAAAAAGCTCATGGTCTTTATGCCTCCGCAGCATGGTAAAAGCGAAGGTTCAACCCGAAGACTTCCGGCCTATGTTTTAGGAAAGGATCCTGACCGAAAAATTGCTATTATAAGCTACTCAGCAACCAAATCTAAAAAGTTCAATCGAGAGATTCAGCGTATAATTTGCAGTTCTGAATATTGTGAAATTTTCCCTGAAACGAAGCTTAATAGTGGGTCTGATGTGTCTGGTAATTTCGTTCAAAACACTGATGAATGTGAAATAGTAGGACGTCGGGGAGGTTTTAAAACTGTTGGCGTTGGTGGCCCACTGACAGGTGATCCTGTTGACATGCTGATCATGGATGACATTTACAAAGATGCAAAATCCGCATGGTCTCCAACTGTACGTGAAAATATCAATAATTGGTACGATACGGTTGCAGAAACCAGGTTACACAATGACAGCCAGCAGCTCATTGTTTTTACTCGCTGGCATCAGGATGACCTTGCCGGAAAGTTGTTGAGAGAGCAAGGTATTTATTCTGAAGAAAACCCAAATGGATGGGTTGTCATTATTTATCAGGCCATCAAAGAAGGTCAGCCAACTGAATACGATGAACGAAACGAAGGTGAACCTCTGTGGCCTGAAAAACATTCATTGGAGAAGCTTGAGAACGTCAGGAAAAGAAACAATCATGTCTTTCAATCGCTCTATCAGCAAAACCCAAAACCGATTGAAGGCTTGATGTACGAAAATGGATTCAAGACTTATAAAGTCATTCCATACAGCGCAAAACAGGTCATCAAAAACTACACCGATACGGCTGACACCGGAAAGGATTACCTGTTCTCAGTTACCTACGTTGAGACCGAAATGTATAACTACGTCATTGACATGATCTACACTCAGCGTCCAATGGAATACACAGAACCGAAAACGGCTGAGATGTTGACAAAGCATAACGTTGAAGTGTGCAATATCGAGAGCAATAACGGTGGCCGGTCATTTGCCCGGGCGGTTGAAGATCAATGCCGGAAAAACAACAACTCCAAAACACGAATCAACTGGTTTTTTCAGTCCGAAAATAAACAGGTCCGTATTTTCACCAACTCAGCATCTGTTCAGAATATTTGTCTTTTCCCGGAAGGATGGGACAGCATGTGGCCGGAAGTTTATAAGGCTCTGACCAGCTACATGAAAGTTGGAAATAACGATCATGACGATGCTCCTGACGGAATGACGGGAACTGTTGAAATGAGAGGCAAGGATAATCAAACCACAGATACACAATCAATTTTAAACGCATTCAGATGAAAACACTTGAACAAATATTCGTACCAGAACGGCCAATAGCCGACATCATAAAAGATCTGAAATACTATAAGGACAATGTAATGAGCCTTCCAAAATGGAGCGAACTCGAAAAAGACTATGAGCCAAAGCTACACAGGATCATGACTGATAAAACCACTTATCCAGATAAGGCAATAAAAGATGAAAAAACAGGTGCAGTTTTGAGGTATGAGCCTATGACACGTGTAGCTGTTGGACTTCAGAAGCTGGCAACTAAGCGAATGAGTGAGTTCATGTTTACCATTCCGGTTAAATCGATCACTGAAGATACTAAGGATCAAACATTGAAGGATCAGAAAAAAGCAATTGATAAGGTCCTGAAGAAAAACAAGTGGAACTCAGTGAATAAAAAAAGAGGTAAGATCATCAGCTCAGAGTGTGAATGTGCAACGTTGTGGTATGTGGTGCCAGGTGATAATTCGAGTTACGGGTTTACATCGAAATTCAAGCTGAAACACTTGATATTCTCACCTGCAAATGGAGATGGATTGTACCCAACTTTCGATGATAATGGTGACTTGATTGCGTTCAGTCGTGAGTTTACTAAAAAGGAAGGAAGCAAATCGACAACCATTTTTGAGACGTGGACAAAGGACGAGCATATTGTTTATGAAAGTGGTGAAGCCGGATGGATTGAGTTGTTTGCTCAAACACAGGAAGATGGTGCCGGAGTTCGCGAACAGTTGACAATCGGTAAAATTCCAGTCATTTACAGCAAAAGAAATACTCCGATTTGGGCAGATGCTGACTCTGGGAAGGTTCATGAAATTGAACTTCTCCTTTCAAGAAACGGTGAAACAATCGCTTATCATTCGGCTCCTGTTCTGATTGTCAAAGGCAAGTTGGTTGGAGCTCCGACAAAGGGCGAATCAAACAAAGTATTCTTTACTGAAGATGCCAACGGAGATGCTAAATATGTGAGCTGGACTCAGGCACCCGAAGCCGTGAAGTTCCAATTTGAAACACTTCTCCGGATGTACTTTCAGGAATTACAGCTCCCTGATCTTTCTTTCGACAATATGAAGGGAATTGGAGCACAATCTGGATTCTCGATGCAAATGTTATTCTCGGATGCTCACCTGAAGGTAGGTGATGAGTCTGAAATCTACGAAGAACTGTTTGAACGTGAGTATAATGTGATCAAGGCTTTTCTTGGAGAGATGAACACGAAATGGAAATCAACCATTGACAACCTCGAAATTGAGCCCGTTATCACTCCGTTCATGATCAACGATGAAAAGACAACTGTTGAAATGTTGATTGCGGCAAACGGTAATCAACCTGTTATTTCTCAAAAGCAATCAATCAGGCTTTCAGGTTTGGTTGAGAATGCCGATGACGAATACGAACAGATCAAATCTGAAGTTCCACCTGATTTGGCTAACAGTTTTAAATAAAAAGACTGTTTTTGCTTACAGTAATGAGGGCGCTTTCGGGGTGAAAAATTCAAAATGAAAGTAAATGGCAAAAATTAGAGTCAACGAAAACATATATGAAGGCAAAAAGTATCATCATACTCAATACTTATACATGTGCCTTGGTTGTGGCTATGAACATGCCTTTGCTTTAAGATCAGAAGGTGGTCACCATGATTTCAATATGGATTTGAATAAACCAACGGTCAGTCCGTCATTGCTTGAAAACAATAATCCAAATCGGGTTTGTCATTCGTTCATAAAAGATGGAATGATTCAATATTTAGGCGATTGCCATCATTCACTGGCAGGGAAAACAATTGAACTTCCTGAAATAAATGGTTAATCGGTTTCACCGGAAGAAAGCCGAAATAAATAAATACATATAGACATGTACACATTGAGAATTATTGAAGAAACACGTGAAAATGAAAATGTTCCTTTCGAACAAGTGATTGAAAATTTTGAAATAGGGAGTTCCTATTCCGTGATTAAAAAAGGTTGTTCAAAGGAATTTGATTCGATCTTAGAGGATTACCCAGATGCCAATAAGGAAAAAATTTCAGCTTTGTTGTGCGTCGAAAGGCGTGATGAAAGAGGAAATGTATTTTTCTTATTTCAGAAAACAGTAAATAGGGTATTTTCTTATTTTATAATGACCGAAAGCGGAAAGACCTTTGAAAGGTTGTAAAACTTAATCAATGGCAGGACTTTTATCTCTGCCATTGATTTTAAATTAGCTCAATCATGAGGCACATTCGAGAAATCTACAACCTTCCTATCTCTGAATTGACAGATGAAGAGATTTGCAAGGCAGCAATGAAACGACTGAAAACAAAGTCAATATTGCTGGTTTATGATGATGAAGAAAGCAAGAAGTGGATATTTCTGGGTAAATACAAAAAAGGCGGCTCATTGATGCACACTAGGTTAAAAGAAGCATGGGAAACAAGGTTTGGTAAATTCAAAAAAATCGAAGATGATCAATGACCGACTATTCCCGTAAATATCGAAGCAAGCACCTCCAGAATCAGATTGATGTAGCAAAAAGGTTGCAAGGCGCAATGTCTCGAATTGGTGACAAAATTGCCCGTCTGGTAAATGACCCACAAGCTAAATTTGTCAAGTCGTTTGACTTCCGGAATAATCCACATTTGAACAAAATACTTTCAGCAATCACAGCTGAACTTCATGGAAACATACTTTCGATGACTGAGGCTGTAATCGCTACTTCATGGGCAATCAGCAACCAAAAGAATGACATCACCGTCAATACTTATTTTGAAGGCTTAACAGGACTCAAAAAGAAACCTGCTGATTATCTTACCACAAACTCCGAAGCCTTACGGGCTTTTATCAATCGAAAGAATGACTCAAAGTCACTTTCTGATCGTGTTTGGCAGTCAGCCGATTCTTTCAGAGATGAGATGGAGGTTCACCTCGGATATGGAATAGCAAACGGTGATAGTGCCGCTACAATTAGCCGAAGGATCAGGGAATACCTGAACAATCCTGAATCATTATTCAGAAGGGTACGAAACGAAGCCGGAAAATTAGGATTGAGCCAGAACGCAAAACAGTTCCATCCGGGACAGGGTGTTTACCGGAGTTCGTACAAGAACGCTTTAAGGGTAACGCGGTCAGAAACGAATCAGGCATATTTGCTGAATGATCATTTGCGCTGGAAGAAGATGGACTTTGTGATTGGTGTTCATATCGAACTTTCAGAGCAGCATCCAACGCCTGATATTTGCGATGAAATGCAAGGTGATTATCCAAAAGGATATAATTTTTCAGGTTGGCACACACAATGCCTCTGCCATGCAACGCCGATTCTGATGCCACGTGATAAGTTCAAGAAGTACATGAACGGTGAGCCTGTTGAAGTGAATGAGGTGGTTGATGTACCGCAAGGTCATAAAGACTGGATTGAAGCTAACAAACAGAGGGTTGAAGGATGGAAGTCAAAACCCTATTTTATCAGGGATAACTTTAAAGATGGAGACATCAGCAAAGGATTATCATTTAAGGTGCCAAAAGGCACAGGTTCTGTTAAGTCGGCAAATGTTCTCGCGCCAAAAATTGAGACGGTTGGATTTGTACCTGCAAAAACAAAAAGCGAAGCTATCAGTCATATCGATAGATTATTTGTTGACAACCTTGGAATAAAACCAAAGTCGGTTGAGATTCACGACATCCTGACAATTGATCAGATCAATTCCAGATCAGAACAGTTGACCAAATTGTTTGCAGAATACGAACCGACAACGATCTATTCCAAAAACAATCCAATTCTAAAAGTTAAATATAAGTCTGAAAGTTTTTATCTTGGAAGAATCGCTTCGTCAAACGATGGAACAATTCTGCATGAAGTTAACTTTGGCAGCAGAAACGATCCTGCACGAATAAATACATTACCGGGATTTGCAACAAAAAGCAAGGTTGACTCGAATAATTTAGAAATATCAACAACGACGCATGAATTTGCGCATTTAATCACAATACAAAGTCAGCAAGTTCGTGGTTATATGGATGAAAGACTTTCTGGCTTCATGCCAAGTTTGAGAACTATAAAATCTCAATATGCAAGAGAATTAAATGGTTTGATGAAAAATCACAAAATGGATGAATTTAATAGTCTTTATCTGGGTAAATATGCCGGTACTACTATTGATGAATTTATGGCAGAATCGTTTACTGAATATAAACTTAATTCAAATCCATCAAAATACGCTAAATTAGTAGGCGAGTTGATTGATAAAACATTTAAACGAAAATAATATGGAATCAGTAGATTTGATCTGTTTTAATTGCAAACATTTTAGAATAATTGAAGGTGGATGCAATGCTTTTCCAGATGGAATCCCAGAACAAATAATGTCAGGGATGAATGATCATTCAAAGCCCTTGAAAGATCAAAAAAATGAAATCGTATTTGAGCCTATTGAAAACTCTGATTACAACCTACCAAAATAGATTATTCCCACTTCGCTTTCAATACTAACCTTTTGTGAAAAGAACTTCACCTTTAGAGCTAGTTTACTCCCAAATGTGCTTAAACACGTGACGTTAATAATTTGATTCTTACGATCGGTATGATCGATTGAAACTAAAGCCATAGATGTTTTATGCTCTATTGCATCTTTAGCCATTTTCTGTAAATCTTTCGTGGTGGACATGTCTGAAGAATTTAAAAAGGCTGGTCACTGTCCACCACATTGTACAACGGGTCACAGAACTCGCATCTGTATGCCAGCCCCAAGGTCATTGTTGTACAATATGTGGACATCGCAAAAATATACATTTTCTGACTTTAAATGAATAGTCAGTTAGTACAATTATGATTTCTTTCCAGTAACACCTCCCTCGTTTACCTTTCGTGCTGAAATCAAAATTTACATTTCACATGAAAGATCTTATTTTAATAGCACTATTAAACAAGTACAAAAGCTTGGGTTTTAGTCAAAAATCTTTTGAAGGGGTTGCTGAATATCTTAGCAAAACCGTCACTGAAGAATCTGCAATCGAAACCGCTATCAGTGGGGTCGAACCAATCTTAAAGTCTTTGCAAAGTGATGTTGACAGCCGTGCGGCTGCAATTGCAAAAGCTAAGGCCGAAAAGGAAAAGGGTGAAGGGGCTGACCCGAACAAAAAAACAGAACCAAAAACCGAAGGTAACGACGAACCTCCAGCATGGGCAAAAGCTTTGATTGAATCAAACACTCAGTTGAAATCAGAATTGAACACAATGAAGTCCGGCAAAACCTTCGAAACCCGCAAACAAACCCTTGAATCAAAACTTGAAAAAGCACCTGCAAAGTTCAAAGAAAAGATCCTGAAAGACTTTGCACGGATGAGTTTCGAAAAGGAAGATGAGTTCGATGCCTATCTGACTGAAACCGAAACCGATTTGACCGCTTTCAATCAAGATATGGCAGATCAGGGATTGGGTGCAAACCGTAAACCGTTCGTAGGTGGCACTACTAAAGAAGGTGTTTCAAATGGTGTACAAAATTACATCGATTCGAAGGACCCTAAAAAGGCCGGTGCTGAAAACCTCGGAGGAAAAGAAGTTT